TGATGTATTTAGCTAAACTTCAATCGGATTGGGATAATAATCTTTTATTTGATAGTAATAACGAAGTTGTACCTGAAACAGAAGCTGAAAAAATTGCTAGATTAGGTGCAAGACCTACTTCTTATTCTTCATAATCTTTTATAAATAAAGTAGCAGTATATCTTCTTAAATTAGGAATATTACTTTTGTGAGGAGAATGGTAATGATTAGATGGAAATAATATTGCTCTATTTTCTCTAAATCCAACATGAGTATCTAATTCAAGTACTGTTCTTATTTCTGTTTCTTTTTTAAAATAAAAAACTGTTCCATTATCTACTGCTGTAGGCCCCTTTATCATAACCAATAAATTTAGTTTACCTGCACCATCATCTTTATGTGGCTGAAAATGATCTAAGTTTCTAATATCTAAACCAGAACCATTATGAACTTTTTTTATTTTTATTTTAAATTTTTTCTCACCTTGTTTAATAAATGTTTTTTGTAATTCAGGATCGTCTTCAAAATAAAATCTAGCACCATAATAATTTTCTTTTATTTTTTCAGTGGTGTGATCATAAAAACTTGGTTCAAAATTTAATTTTGTAGTAACATGATGTTTTACTTTCTCAAATAAATCTTTATCAAAAAAATTATCTATTATTTTAATCATTTTATTCCTTATTTATTTGATCGTAAGCATGATCTCTATTAGGCCCGTTTTGATTTACGTAATGAAAAAATACTTGAGCCATACCTTCTCCTTTGTAAATACCTGGTCTTGAATGTTTTTGATCACAACCTGCATATAAAACTCCATCTCCCTCTTTTAATTCAAAAGAAGTTCCTTCAACAATAATTGGCCAATCATCATATTTTTTAATACATGCAGTTATAGATATCTCACAAGCAGGTCTGTCAGTGTGTTCACGTAACATTCCTCCAAAAATATAATATCTCCAATAAGTGTACGTAGGTAATAGTTTTAAATTTGATTCTAATTCAACTAAAGGGAGTTTTGTTTCCAATAAAGAATTCATTAAACAGTCATCATACCACGCAGGAGAAAAAGACTGAGTATCTAATGTATAGTCTTTATTATAATCTAATTTTTTATAACAATACTTTTGTAGAATATCAAGTTCTTCTTTGTTAAAAAAATTTTTAATTAATTTATATTTTACTGCAGCCATGCAACAATACTATACCTTGTTCCTTTCGTAATGGGTTGAATACTATGAGGGTACATAAAATTACTGGGGAAAAATACAATAGATCCTTTGTTAAGTTTTAATCTTTTAATTTCTTTTTGTTTTTGATCTGTAAAAATTAAATCACCTCCTTCATAGTCATCATTTAAATTCATAATGACACTTAAATGTCTAGGACAGTTAGTGAAATGGTCTGTATGAATTTCATACTTTCCACCGGGTGAATATTTTAATAAATCAATTTGATTAATTTTATGACTTGTCATCAAAGGAAATTTAATTTTATAAAAACGATATAATTTTTCTATTTCTTTCTTAATATAATTCCAATAAAACAAATCTGTAGGTGTGTTAAAAGATAAATAATAGCCTTTAACATTTCTAATATTCTTATCTAAACCTGTTCGAATACTTAAATTGTTTTTACTTTTATGTTTTATTAAAGGTATTATTTTTTTAATAAAATCAGGGTTAACTATATTTTTTATTTCAACTATAAATTCTGTGTAATTCATTTTGTTTCTATTATGTTAATATTAATGTAATTTCATCCAAGATGTTAAGATATATTTTTTTCCCGATAGAGGTGGATTACCTCTATGAAGATATGGAAAAGCAGCAGGCCATATAACTATTCTACCTTTTTTTGGTTTTACTCTTTGTGAGAAATGTAAAAATTCTGTTTCACCTCCTTCTTTAACATCATTTAAGTAAATACTAAAAACAAAAGCTCTATTTTTCATTTCAAAAGTAGGACCATGTTCTATATGCCAAACATGATAACCCTCTGTAGGTAATGTTTTTTGAATTTTTAAACGTGTATAAATAAATTTGTCTTGCCCGTAACTTTCTCTTGCTCCAGTTTGTTGTACATAATGATTCCATGCTATATCAAAATTTAACATCATGGGTTTTAAGTCTTCCCACCAAACATCTATATTATTTTCTCCTGCAAAAAATTGTTTATCTTGTTTTTGTAAAATTGGTGAATTTTCAAAATTCATTCTATTTAAAGTATTATTAAATTTGTTTTGATTTTCAAAAAGTTTAATTGCTTTATCACATTCTTGTTTGGTAATATAATTATCGTAAACACCTATAAAATTATTTATTTTAAATTTTTTTTCTTTCATAAATTTTTTCTATTTTTTTATTTAATAAAAAGTGTTCTACAGAATCAAAGTTACACACCATAGAATATCTTGTAAAATCATCTTCATGTTTATTCAAACCATGCACTACCATTGGCGGAAAGATATAATAATCACCAGCTTTAGGTGTAATTGAAATATTTAGTTCTGGTAAAATTAAATCAGCTCCGTCTGTTAAATATAAAATTGTATGGTAATTTCTATGGTCGTGAAAATCTATGCTATCGTTTTTTTTAATTTCATTACCCCATGCATCTATAATACAGGATCTTTCTAAAAAATAAGCAAATATATCAGGGTGTGTTGTTTGATGTGTGTTTATTAAAAATCTAAAAAAATCTTCAAATAAATCATTACCAATAAAATGTTTCCAATTAGTCATTCCACCTTTTATTGCTGTATAATTATCCATACTAGGCTCTAAATTATTTTTAATTTCTAAAATCATATTATGAACTTTATCTGGATAAGGATAATGACCGTATATAATATTTACCGTTCTAGGATAAGTAATATTTAAACTGTTTGTAGTTTGATTTAATTTATTATTTTTATTTATTAATTTAATCAATTTATCCTACTAAAATATTACAAGTTATTCTTTGCCAATTATAAGTTTCGGATGCAGGAGATTCTCCTTGATGATATTCTTTTGAATCAAATATTACCGCACTACCGGGTTTAAATTTAAATTCTTCTCCATCAACATAAAAAGAACCCTTCCAATCTGGTTGCCAAATTGGAGTTATAAATAATAAAATAGACTTTAATTTTAAATCTTTTTCATCATCTTGATGTAGCCAATGTTGAGTTTTTTTACCATGATACGTAGCATTAAACCACATTCTATTTACTACAGTGGGTATACCTATGTTTTTATTTTCTAATAATTTTGCTATTCTATATATTATAGTTTGTCCCCAAAGATAAAAAGGATAGTGTATAATTGAACCATTATATTTTTTAGCCATTAAAATAGGTGAATGCATAAAACCATTATCCGGTCCCGATAAACCGTTTATTGCCCAATTTGGATTACTTATAATTTCATTGTACATAAAAAATAATTCTTTTTGAGAAATAACATTTTCTAGTATTGTTGTTTTCATTTTAAAATATTTTACCTTGTTGCCATTTCCACAAATTAGGTGAATTTATTATATTGTTATAGACATAATAATCTAAGTTTAAATATTTCATAATTTCTTCTTTATCTAAATTTAGTTCTATATTATTTTTATCAATATTACAATATTCAACTATACCAAAATGCATTTTTAAAAAAGTATGTAGATCTTTAAGTTCTATATACCAGTCAATATGAGTATTTATTAAATAAGGAACTTGAGATGCCGTGTGGTTAACATTTCCTTTATCTCTTGTAATAAGATTAACATTAGAATTATGTAGTGATGAATAGTTTATATCTTTAATATTAAGACTATGTCTTGATAGATCATATTTAAGTCCAGCAATAAATCTTTCATAAGGATCTCTTATTACTGTCCATTTAATTTTATTTAAATTTACTTTATTTGTGACTGTAGCATTTAAATTTTCAATAGATTTAACTACACTGCTAGATCCATTTTTATGAATTAATAAGTATTGAAACTGGTTAGTTTCATATAACTCTATGTTTTGAAGTAACATTTTCTCTCTTTCATTATACCCATAATTAATATATAAGGCATTATATGCTACAAAAATTAAATTTCAAGCCTATTTTACTAACAACTATAATAAGAAAACTATATGCTACAAAAATTAGGATTTCTACCAGGATTCAATAAACAAGTTACATCTACCGGGGCCGAGTCTCAATGGACTGGCGGGGAGAACGTACGTTTTAGATATGGTACACCCGAGAAGATAGGGGGTTGGGCTCAATTAGGGTCTACTAGTTTATGTGGTCCAACAAGAGCTTTGCATCACATGGTTAATAAAACATCAATCAAGTATGCTATTCTAGGGACTAATAGAATTTTATATGCTTACACCGGTGGAATTTATTATGACATTCATCCTATCAAAACCGACTTTGGAG